ATAAATTCTTACGATGTTCATCAGTAAATGGTGGTCTCTTCAATCCCTTACCGCCTAAACTAATTTTCATTTTAGTTTCTTCTGATAATTTCTTTCCAGTATTTATCTTTGATAAATGCTCTCTCATTTCAACTGGAATTATCTTATCCTTATGTGCATCCCCTATCTTTTTTCTTGTCTCATCAGATGGAGATGGTCTTAATTTTTGTGATGCACTCATTTTATTTAATGATTCTTGAGTGTGTTTTCTGCCAAGGCTAGTTCCAGCTATCGGTGCAATGTTATATCCGCAATCTGATGCAGAGTAATAATCAATAATTGCTTGTTCATACATAATTAAATCTTTTTCTTCACATACAATTAACTTATTAAACTCAAATGAATCCTCACCATATTTATTCCATGCGCGTTGCAATTTAACACTATGATGCTTTTCTTTTCTTAATGATGTTTTGTGCCTTGCAAATCTATGTGCAAAAGTTTTCGCACTACCAATATATCGTTTCCCATCAACAATATTTACAATTTCATATATTCCAGTATTCATCATGCTGCACGCTCCGCAATCCAACCTTTACCATCTTCACTCTTTTTTAATGTTGTAACAACCGGAGGCTTAGTTGGTTCTTTCGGCATACCTGCTTCTATAAGAGACTGTTCATCTGAATAAGAAATATGATTAGGATAGAATTCAGATCGTTGCAAGTACGAAAATATAGCATCCTTTGAAATCATCCCTCCTTGCATTGAACCGACAAGAGCGTTAATCATTTCAGGGGTTGCTGGTTCACGGAAAAATTCCTTGTTCAAATCGAATCGCACATTACTGGAATCATCGCCAGCCCACTCTGAAAAAGTCTTTAATGCAATAGTTATTCCAGTAGATATTGACTGAGCCAAACTTGCCAGAATTGATTGTTCACCAGCTCGGTATATCATCGCTGTAGTGCTTGACTCGGCCTGCACCATGTGATTTTCGAGAAGTTTTGAGCCAAGCGTAATCATGTGTGATTCAAGTCTGTTTAATTGATTTTCCAGTGATGAAAATCCAGCAGTTCCAATTTCAGAAATACCTACTTTTGCAGCAGGATTAGGAAATACAAGTGCTCTACCCAATCCAATATGAATTGATTGACCTTCCGGCAATTCATGTCCTGTTATATAAAGTGTTGGAAGTGCAGAAAAATGGTTTCCTGAAGCCAAGTCATTGTATGCTTGGTAGTGTGCTATGTTGGTATCGACAATGTCAATCATCATTGGTGTGTCAATATCTGGAGTTACGTTATCAGAACCGATGATATACAGCGGGATGTAATTCATCATCGCGCCATTCATTGTAGGATAAAACCGCTCAATCTCTATATCTGTTGCTTGGCGATTCTTTTCCTGTACTTCAAATATGCGTACACGATAAACGTCATTCTCATCCAAATCCAATACGCGATAACGAGTGACTTCTTTATCCTCAAAATCATCAATTGGAATTGGATGCTCTTCCTGAATAACTGCCATTGAAAGTTGGTATTTATTATTGACTCTACGCTGTCTCCAGTTGATTATCTGCTCTGCACGGATGATTGACATATACGGACGCACATTCAACGCCTGAGCGTCTGCAATGGTCATAGAATCGCTTGTAATTGGGTAGTTTACATACAACCCAACACGCCCAACAACCATGCACTCTTCAGCAATATCCTGAGCGAATGCCGTCAACGGAATACCAGTCAACGTAATATCTTCTAGCATTGATTCTGTTATTGGAGAGCATTCAACTACTGGAGGACGGCGAAATACCATGCCAATCATTCCCTGAATAGTTCTGAACGTAGCATTGTACAGTACGCCACGACCTATTCGAGCCATGTACGCTGTCTCAGGTTCATCGGTTAAACGCGGAAGGTATTTAGTAGTATGTTCGCGTAACTCTTCTGTGCCAGCGAATACGTTTCGGCACTTTTCCCATTGACCAAGCATCTTAATGTAGTCACTGTGCTGTGTCCGAACGCCCTTATTCTTCTGTGATTGTGCCATGCGGTAACCCTCGGTAAACGAGCAATTTTCGCAAGGTTATCAGTGTTTTATTGAAAAAGCAAGTGAGTGCTTACTTACAGCAGTTTGCCTAGCGATTGCATGTATGCTATCGGGTCTTTTGCGCTTTTTTTGTTATTACAAGTCTGGCAAAGTAATTGAATGTTGTAATCTTCATTCGATCCGCCTAATGCGAGAGGCATAATATGGTCAAGATGAATTTTACGCTTTTCTAGTTTATTAAGGTCTTTGTGGCATATTGCACATCTACCTTTTTGCAATACCATGAGTTTTGGTAATAGGTCTTTAGATAAAGTTCCGCGCAGCTTTTGCCGTCTATTAGTACATTTTATCCTGCAATACTCTCTATTTTCACTTTCCCATTTTCTATTATTTGCATTACATCTTTCTCTATTGTTTTTTTGATTTTCAGCTACACAATTTTTGCATTGCCCACTAATATATCTATCTTTTGAACCACATTTAATACAAGGTTCTATTTCAATTCCTGATTTCAATTTTTCTATATTAAGTTCAATTTTTCTCTTGTGATTAAGTCTGTCTTTTTCTTTTATTTCTTCTAAATTATTTTTACGATATTCTGATCTTTTCGCAGCAGCACATTGCTTGCATTCTTTTGTTGTTCCTCTAATTCTAAAAGAAATACCGCCACAATTTTTACACGGCTTGATAGGCTTTTCTGCTTGCTGTATAATTTGATTATCCATGACGCACCTCTATTGCTGATTGGTAGAATATGGCGGTCATTCAAGTGGCTGCCATATTTGCAATTATACCATAGAATCAAAGGCCAGTTATGGTAGCAAACTGCATCATGTAATTTGTTTGAAGCCTAGCAAAGGCGCGTGATGCCGAATCTACAATGTCATCTTTTGCCTTTCCATCACCGTTAAATCCGGCCATTTCTTTTATCAGAACTTCATTCCACGGTGCTTGTACCATCATCACTGAACCGACATTAACTTGCGCTGCAAAAGGCTCTGCACGAACAACTTTGCTACCACTTTCTGGCGATGAATGAACACGATAACCAGATAGCTTTTTTGTGAAATTTAATATCTGCGCTCTGCCTGCTTGACCCGGGTCCAAAGGTAAACTTTGTTCAACCATTAAACCATCTTGTGTTGTTGTATTTAATAATACGCGCTCAACTACATCAGGTGTATCCCTGAATCTAACTACATCAAGAATTACATACGTCCCGTCAGCAGTAATTCCGATTTTAGTACCTACAGAATAATCGGGATTATTAGCTTTCTTCTCATCGAAGGCAGTTGACGCGAAGTCCCAGCCTCGGCAAAATTTAACACATACCGGAGCAACAGGAACTATCTTGATGTTCTCAGGTTTGAAAACGCCCCCTTCTCTTGTAATCTTCGGCTGACCAAGCCACACGTTAAGATAGTCATCGTAGTCCATCTCTTTCATCTTCTCTGCAAGACGAAGTAGTTCTTTTCCGATTAGCGCGTTGTCGGTATAGTTAATTGGTATCAGTGTTACATCATCATCTGGCGTCAAAACGAATCTTTTATATATGAAGTCGTCGATAAGACCTGTATTAAAGCCTATCCATATTTCAGAATCAGGTGCGCGGATAGTTGGGTCAAGCTCGATGAACGTTTCTTTCGTAACGTCAGTCGCTTCTTCAATCCAGCATATCTTCGTATTATTAAGTGATTTTATTTCCTTGATGTTATGCTTCAATCCACGGAATACGAAATTAGTACCAGTCTTTTTATGGCGGATAGCATTGACCAATACTTCAAACTCATTCTCAAGTCTTAAATCTTTTATCTGGAAATCAAGCGTTGATAATACTGAGTCTGCGATGGATGATTGAATTTGACGACAGCATAAAATCGTCATCTTTTCTTCCATAGCGCGCATGATTGCAGCGAGTCCAAACTGTAAGGATTTTCCTCCGCCCCGGCCTCCGAATGCCACATAATACCTCGTCCGCTTATGCCCTCTATCGACGATACGATGCTCAGGAATTAGATAGCCATTTTCAGGATTGATTATCCTGCGCTTGCTATCGAATGCGCCTTCTAC